TATTGCTCCTAGCTTTCCAATGCTTATGTGTGGTGTCTCTGGTTAGTTTCATCGCACATGTCCCCGTCGCGCAAGCTTTCACCCTGTATGTGGAACCTTCTGCTCCCCGACCTGTTGACATCTTTATCGAGTGGGTATTGTGGACCCTGGCAGGCATTCTATACATGGTCTTCATGTATTTGTTAATGCGTAAACTGAGGCGTGAAACAACATCAGTCCACGAACAATGGCTCCATGCGTACGGAGAAGGTGAGCCTTTCACTATGGAAAGCAGTGGTATGGAAGTCCTTCCCGTTGGGACTACCTATCCAGGTCTGCAGACCAAGATGAGAGATTACCCTATCCTACGCGGGAAACAGAGTATCACCATAGGCGGCGTACCCGTGAAGGACGTTAAGACCGCGTTCGCACTTCTACAAGATGAGGCGATACCGGCTAACATATTTTATCCGATACTGACGACCAATGGCACAATGCCGCACCCTGCTAAGACCGATTGTAATTTGCTATCCGCTATCCACCGAAGACATGTGGAGCGCGTGATTCCAGCAAAGGATCCTCTGGCGCGGCAGTTGTGGAGTGAAGGAGGCGCCCTCCTTGCAAACGCACTCTTAGGAAATTCTGTTCTCCCGTGGACGATGGCTCGGTGTGCCGCCGGGCTGTCAGCCACAAAAGGCAAACTTCTGCTAGCCACGGAAGAAAATATGGCCATTTCAGGCACCGTTCTTAAGCACAAGGTGCAACTCAAGTACAATGAAACGCTTGGGTTTAAATGGCTGGGCGAAGGGCCCAACCGCGTCTTTACAATAAAACCGAGACCTATTTCGGTTCTTTCTATCGATTATCATGTAATTTTGTCCCCTTGGGCGCACGGCGCTTCTGAGTGTCTCAAGGAGGTTTTGTGGAATAAGGAAGTGGACGGTGTATTCGTCTATTATTGTGCGGGCGTGCAGGGGGAGAGATTGGACGAATACTCTTCTGGCCTTTTGTCCGGGAAACCGGTGTGTGGCGCTTCAGGGGATGATGGCTTAGATTCAAACCTGTTGGCGCCTCTTTTTGATGAAGAGGATGTGTCTGCGATGGACCAGAGTGAGACAGAACCATGTTTCCTGGCCCACCTTTTGTGGATGCGGTCCATTGGAATCCCTGACTGGGTCCTTGACGTGCTAGTGAAGGCCTGCTCTTCGCCCTATGTGGCCAAGGGTAGAGCCGTGCGCGTCATGGGCGAGTGTGGGTTACAATTGGCTACCGGCGTGGATTTTACCACGGTCATAAACACATTATCCAAGATCATAGCCAAGCTTTTGGTTCGGAGACAGTATATTGCACAGTTCGGTGATTTTTACAAGGGTGGTATCATTCCGCCCAAGAAAGTAATTGCCGCCTTTGTGGAAAATGCATATCTGAAACTCGGCTTGAAGATCAAGTA